GTGGTTCACTGTCAAGACATATTAACTGATACAACGGCTCATATTTTATATGACTTTCCACATGAGATAATCAAACTACATAAAAAATATGGCTTTAATCTTCATAATAGGATTACAATTTGGAAAGAACCTTTAGAAGTTCGGATGAGAACAATGGTTAGAAGTTTGATGCACAAAAACATTGCAGAAGATTCAACAATGTGTTTTACAGCTATTCCTGATTACTTATTAGTGTTTAAGAAGATAGGAGAAAACAAAGTGAAAGTTACTAATGAAAACGGATTTAAAGTTTATCACGGTGAAACTCCTTTGCTCCCTAAGATGGAAAAGAAATATGGTAAATGGGAGCATATTTTAGAAAAAAACAAGGACAAAAACAATTTAGGACAGAACCACTTGACTAATAAACTTAGTCAGATAATTTGGCAACGTTACGCTTCTAGTGTTTGGGATGACATTAGGAATGATAATGTTTTATCTTTTAAAGATAGTAGAGAAGATGACGACGAAAAGCACGTACACCCGTTGCAATTAGATATTATTGATAGATGTGTTGAGTTATGGAGTAATGAAAACGAAGTTGTTTTTACTCCATTTATGGGCGTTGGTAGCGAAGTTTACAGCCCTGTTAGTTTAGGACGTAAAGCAATAGGTATTGAGTTAAAAGATAGCTACTTTAAGCAAGCGGTTCTTAATTTAAAAACTGTTAATAGTAGATTCAAATCCGAAGATCAAAAAACCTTATTCTAATGAACTTCAAAGCAATGATAGACACTCTAACCCTTGCAAGAATGCAGCAGGGGTTAGCTCTGCAAAAGGTAGCCGACGAACTACTGATTAGCAAGGTAACGGTTCACCTTTGGGAGCAACATAAATACAAGCCTAGATACGATCAGTTTTTAGAGTGGGCGCAATTTTTAAAAGTAGACTTAAACGAATTAATAAAATGAACGAAGCAATATTAAATCAGCTAATAGTTAGCGAGCTTGACAAAGTAGATTCAAAGTGGCCTGATTATCATTCACCCCACGAAGCCTATGCCGTTATTAAGGAAGAAGTGGAAGAGTTGGAGCAAGAAACAATGGAGCTATTAGGTGCTATTGATACCTATTGGGATTGTGTTAAGGGGGATATGCCTTTTATCCCTGATAGCATAGACCCGTTATCAAGATTAAAAGAGAGCGCAAAAAACGCCATTAAAGAAGCCGTACAAGTTTACGTAACAGCATTAAGAGCCGAAAGACTATGCAAACCAAACGAATAGCAACCCAAGACCGCAAGTGGTCACGCGAACAAGTAACCGAACTACTCAAAGCGCAAATCAAAGCGTGCGTTAAACAGCAACAAAGCGGAAAACTCGTGAGTTGGACGAAATTGGTCGAAATAAAGTAGCGGTTAATCGAAATTAAAATTAGGGCATTGAATTAAACTAGACTTTTGAAAAACATTAAAAAACGAAATAATGAAAGCAGAAATTAAATTAATTACGCCAGAAGTAGCGGAGAAAATGTTGAAATTCAATACACATAATAGAAACGTTAAAAAAAGTGTTTCAGTTTATGCTGATTTAATGAAAAAAGGTCATTGGGGAGAAAACGGTGAAAGTATAGTTTTTTCTAGTGATGGTATTTTAAGAGATGGGCAACATAGACTTTTAGCCACAATTAAAGCTGGGCACTCTTGGCGAGCTGTTGTTGTTACTGGAGTTGATGCAGATGTTTACGATACTTACGATGAAGGAGTAAATAGAAGTTTAGCTGACGTGCTATGCTTTGAAGGATTCAAATACTACAATGATATGTCAGGATTGATAAAAAGAATAAGAACTTTTGAGTCAAATCTTTCCATGATGAATTTTAACTCAACAGATAGAAGTCAAGGGGTGTTAAGTAGCACTACTAATAAAGTAGGTTTACACTTTGCAAATAAAAACAAATTAGGGCTAACGCATTTATGTGAAACAGCTAGCCATATTTTTGAAAAAATGCCTGTTAAATTAATACCTAGAAGTGAAGTAGCTTTTTACCTTTACGTAATAGGTAAATATAACCCCGAAGATGAACATATTGATTTTATTAAAAGAATAATAGGGTTAGATGTAAATGGTTATGGGAGTAATTATGTTTACAAAATTTTAGCAAAATCGAAAGAGAATAAAGATACTATAAATAGAAATTACTTATTAGGCATCATTATAAAAGCTTGGAATAATTATTTAATTGGTGACCCTGATGTCAAAAGCTTTCGATATAATGCAAATAACCCATTGCCAAAAATAGGTGATTTACTTTAACCCAAATTTAGTATCTTTGATACATGATGACTGCCAAACATTACATTGACTTAACTTTGAATTTTCATATAACCCTGCACGGTTCTTCTTGGCGGTCGTCTGTGTGGGGTTTATCTTTCCTTAAACCGACTGCCTATGCCCAAAGAAGCTTTTTACTTTAGTCACGACTCCAACGCGAGAACAGACGAGAAAATCCTTAAACTACGTTTTAAACATGGTTGGAAAGGTTACGGCATTTATTGGGCTTTAGTTGAAATGTTAAGAGATGCTTCTAACTACGAATTGGAATTAGACTACGGTTTGTTGGCCTACGAAATAAGGTGCGACGAAGATATTCTTAACTCAATAATTCACGATTTTAAGCTATTTGAAATAACCGAAACACACTTTTTTAGTACGTCTTTAAAAAGGCGAATGGAGCTAAAAGATGAGAAGTCGGAAAAGGCAAAACAAGCAGCCAATAAGAGATGGGCAAAGCGAACGCAAAGCGAATCTAATGCGAACGCAATGCAAACGCATAGCGAACGCAATGCAATAAAAGAAAGAAAGAAAGAAAAGAAAGAAATAAATACGGATGAACCTAACGGTACTCCGAGAACGAATGAAGATATTTCTTTCAAAGTCGATTTTACCGTAGAAGCATTTAAAACAGACGAAGCAAACGAAGCATGGACAAAGTGGCTACAATACAACATTCAAGAACACAAACCAATTTCACGTATTAGACAAGAAGAAATTAAAAAGAAACTAAAACAACACGCTACCCACAACAACCAACTTTATGAAAAGCTAATTCCACCAATTATTGATAAGTGCATATCAAGCGGATGGAAAAATATAGTTATAACGGAAGAAATGGAAGCCAAAATAAAAAACCATGTCAGAGAAGCAAACGATTAAAATAGACAGTTGGCAAAGTGTTGGCATTATTCCACGCTCTAACAACTTTCGACATACTTGCCCTAATTGCAGCGCCGAACGTAAAAAGAAAAATGATAAATGCCTTAACGTACATGGTAACGTCGGACATTGCCACCATTGCAAAGTGGCCTATTTTATAGCTGAGCAAGACAGATCCAAAAACTACAAAGAAGTATCAATTGATAACAGCCGAATAAGTGAACAAGGCGAAGCATACCTTCAATCAAGGGGTATAAGTAGAAATACCGCTGTAATGTACGGATGCTTTACAACTTCAAACGAACTTGGATTTCCGCAATACTACCTTAACAAAATAGTAAATGCCAAATACAGAAAGCTAGACTCTAAAAACTTTCGTTTGGAAGGTGGTGCAATGCTTTCGTTTTTTGGGCTTAACTTAATTGACGGGGCAACAAAAGACATCTACATTACCGAAGGCGAAATAGATGCAATGACTCTTTATGAGTGCGCTCAAATCCCTGCTTTGTCAATACCTAACGGGGCAAAGAATATTAACTTTCTTGATGACGTTTGGGACTTCATAAAACACGCGGAAACGTTTCACATATTTGGCGATACGGATGCAGATGGTATAGAATTTCGCGACGAAATAAGCAAGCGATTAGGCCGCGATAAATGTCTATACTACGAATACAACGACGACTGCAAAGATATTAACGAAGTGTATTCAAAGCACGGTAAAGAAGCTGTAAATGAAATACTAAGCCAACCTTCGCAATATCCGATAAAAGGAATACTTAACACCGAACAGCTATTTCCTGATGTTTACGACCAATTTATAAATGGTTATCCTGATACAATGACAACAGGACACGTAAATTTCGACAAACATTTTAGCGTCCTAGGTGGTCAGGTTACAACTGTAACTGGTGTGCCTGGTCATGGTAAGTCGGAGTTTGTTGATGAAATAATTTACAGACTATTTAAGCGATACAGAAAAAACACTTTTTATGTTTCAGCGGAAAAACCACCTTCGCACCACTTTAGGCAAATTATTGAAAAAGTAGCTCAAACTAAGATGCAAAGGTTTAACGGTGAAAAATCAATGTCAGACCGACAATTTGAAGAATCAGCCGAAACTGCACACGGGTATTTCTTTTTTTACGATCCTGTGCAAATGGATGCTAAGATTGCGGACATAATAGAAGCGGCTAAACAAATACAAAGGCGTTACGGTTTAAGTTTGGTTGTAATAGATCCGTGGAATTGCTTAGAAGATGTAAGGCCAAATAATGTAAGTGAAACGGAATGGGTAAGTCAAGTTTATGCTAAGCTAACCAAATTTGCAAAACTTCATGACGTGCATATTTTTTTAATAGCTCACCCTAAGAAGATGCAAACAAAGGAAGGCGCTCCGGATGTTCCAACCTTATACGACATAAGCGGCTCAGCTCACTTTTACAATAAAACAGACAACGGAATTACAGTTTATAGAAATGGCGGTGACGGAGTGGAAATTTACATTCAGAAAATAAGGTTTCAGGAGTTTATCGGTAAGCCGAGCCATAAACCTTGTGTTTTCGTTTATGACCGAGATACAAGAGTTTATAAAGAAAATGAAGTTTTAACAAATAACGATTTAAGTTTTTAATATGGCACGTGGCGACAAAGAAAAAAACATGATTGAGCTAATACTAAAAAAGTATTTTAAGAAAGAAGAAATAGTTCGAGAACATAAAGGAATAAAAGGCCGTCAGTTTAGATTTGATTGGGCAATACCGCACATAAAGCTAGCTATTGAATACGAAGGCATAGTAAGCAGTAAAAGCCGACATACGAGCTTTACAGGTTACTCAACAGATTGTAGAAAGTATAACCTTGCTATGCTTAACGGTTGGAACGTTCTAAGGTACACAACAAAGAACTATCCTGAATTGACAGTTGACTTACATCACTATTTGCGTGATTTATCGAAACTATCCGCTAGTTCGTCGAAATAAATTCTTAGACACGGAGCGGTGTTATACATTTGAATCATCAAACAACGAAACAATGAAAGCGAAAGTTAGAAAATTAATGATTAAGTACGGAAACAACCCAGAAAGAGTTGATGCAATGATTAACGCAAACTTTGACTATGCAGTTAAAAAATACAAGACTGCAAGCAAAATAGCTGAATGCTTAATTTACATCGACTAATGACTAAACCTGAAATAATAGCCCACCTTAATGCCGACAAGCTAAGAAGCAACACGGCTTTAGGTTGGGCACAGACCAACGCTCCGAAAGCCTACGCTGAATATCACGCTAACAAGAAGCCAAACCAAACAGTCCGTGAATACTTTGGAGAGTTAGGAATGGAAACACTTTGCAGCGTTGAAAACGAAAGGCAGCTACTTATCGCAAACTTTGAACTTAGAGAAAGACTATTGAAATGAGAGAACTCGAAGTAATTAAGAAAATAAGCGATAACTTTAATAACGACTTTGAAGTGTTTAATTATAACCGAATTAACGCCGATCAATTTATATTCTCTAAAATCAGCGATAAAGCATTAATTACTTTCAAAGGTGTAAGCGGTCAAATCTATAAGTGGTATGTTGCTTTAGTTAATCAAGAACTTACTATCTTGCATGGAGATGCGCCAAGCCTATTTATTCAAATTTACAAGACCAAAATAGCTGATAAGTATTCACGAATTAAATTAAAACCGTCTGAAAACTAGATTGTGCAATCTAAAGTAAGGCGGTTTTATATCGAAGCAAGACATGGCGCTTACCAAGTAGTTGAGCAAGTAGGAGAAAAATACAACGTACTAGAAAGCAAGCTAACATTAAATCAAGCAAATAAATTATACAATCAAATAAACAAAGCATGAGTTCACTATCAAGCCTTTACTTTACAGAAGAAAAACTTCAAATACTTCTCGATACAGTAAGAAAAAAACAAGCAAAAGGAGTCGAATTGACAATTTCAATTTCTGATGAAACTAACAACTTTGGACAAAATGTAAGTTCATTCGTTTCACAATCAAAAGAAGACCGAGAAGCCAAAAAGCAAAAGTATTATGTTGCCAATGGTAAATGCTTTTGGACTGATGGTAAAATTACCAAAGCTGAGCAACAACAAGCACAACCACAACAAGCAGCGCCACAAGAAGACTTAGACCTTCCATTCTAAAATACACCGAGTTTTCGTTTTGTTCCCCGTCGCCGTTGTTTGATACCTTTCGCGGCGGGGTTTAACGAAGTTTACATCTGCTTATGCGCTGTTGTAAGTATATTGAAAAAATAAATTTAAATAGTTAGATAATTATGAACTTAGGAGAGTTTGACTGTAGTACTGGATTAATCAATATACTTTATAATGACCCGATAAAAGATATTAGTGTAAGGACAAGTACACTAAAAGATATGCTTTTAGTGGACAAATTGCAAAAAGAAAACAGCTATGCAGTTGGATTTATACAAAAAACTGTTTGGGAAGATTATGTATGGGGCGGCAAAAGGAATTTTGTTGTTTTGATTTGCGAAGCTAATAACGATGCAGTTGGGTATGTTCTTATAACTCCCGCTCGTGGTTCGTATCAATACGCTAAAATACAACAAATAGCGGTTAGAAATGATGCAAGACGTTTGCAATATGGAAGTGCTTTAATTGATGTATGCAGACAATTTTGTGAAAAATTTGGTAGAATTGGTTTTACACTTAGATGTAGGATTGATTTAGAAAGTAATAATTTTTGGAAGTCATTAGGATTTGAGCATTATGATACATGGGAGAAAGGTAAAATTAAGCATGTAGGGTTTAAAGCAAGTAAAGACATAAACCTATGGAAAATAAAATTAAATCGGCACATACTTAGCCTTTTTTAATTCATCGAAGTTTTATCGTAGTTCGTCGAATTAAATCTAGCAACTCAAAACCATGTGCTACATTTGAATCATCAAACAACAACTAAAAAACAAAACGATGCAAACTTTAACAATCTCAGGAATTAACTTAGACAATAACACAAACGTTACTTTAACTTTAAAAGCGTCTAACCCATTTATGTTAGTTTCAAAATATTTAAAAGCAAGAAAGCCACTACACATTGAAGACTTTACTTTAATAAACAATGAAATGCACGGCGGAAATTCAGGTATTAATGCTGGAGCTTATTTATGCGAAGCAATGGAAGAATTAACGGGCATGAACTTAGCATAATGAAAAGCATAAAACAAATAATGACATCTCTCAATGAAAAGTTGGGAGACTCATATTTAAAAAGCATGGAAGAAGCAATGGAAAGAGCGCAATGCGGAAAGTGTTCAGAGCATAGATATTTTTACAAATACGATTTTGAACATTTAGTTTATGCTTTTTTAGTTGGTGCTTCTTTTGGTATTTTAATTCAGCTTTTATTTTAACAAGTCCTTTAACAACCTTTCCAATAATCCTTTATCCAAAGGTGAAGCCCTGAAGAAGTCGGGGCTTTTTTATTTCAATACTTTCAAGTACTTTTGAATTTCAGTTAACTAATTAAAAACTGATTTGGATAAGCGCAAAAACAATAAAGGCACTAAAGGCAATAATGGTGGTAGGCCACCTAAGGTAAAAGAAGACCTAGCCATTGAGCGTATTAACCGAGCGTTAAAAGAACTATATTCAGAAGACGACGACGAAAACGCTGTTAATGAGTTTCTTAAAGACTTCGGACAAGAAAAGGAAGGTAAGAAATTCTTTGCTGAGCATTTACTCGGGAAGCCGAAGGAGCAAAGAGATGTCAACTATAAGTTCCTAGATATTAACCCTATTGAATGGGTAGAATAAAACTCAATAAGAAGTTTAAAGACTTATGGGCCAATGATACACGCTACTTTATTGTAACGGGGGGTCGTGGTTCTGGTAAGTCGTTTGCAGTTGGGGCATTTATAGAAAACCTACTATTCCAACAAAACCACAAAGTACTATTTACCCGTTATACCTTAACTGCTGCTTCTAAGTCAATCATTCCTGAGTTCATCGAAAAGATAGAACTACAAGGGCATGAGAGTATTTTTAACGTAACAAACAACTCAATTAAAAACATTGGCTCAGGATCTGAAATAATGTTTAGTGGTATTAAAACAAGTTCAGGCAATCAAACGGCAAATCTCAAATCTTTACAAGGTGTTACAACGTGGGTTTTAGACGAAGCGGAAGAACTAGACGACGAAAATATCTTTGATAAAATAGACCTATCAGTAAGAGAAAAAGGCATACAAAATAGAGTTATTTTATTGCTAAACCCTGCTTTGCGTTCACATTGGATTTATGCGCGGTTCTTTCAAGATGTTGGCGTACCTGAGAACTTCAACGGGGTAAGGGGTGATGTCACCTATATTCATTCAACCTACTTAGACAACCTTGACAACATACATGAGAGCTTTATAAAACGAGCCGAGCAAATGAAGGTACACGACTTCGAGTTGTACAATCACATAATGTTAGGTAGTTGGCTTGATACCTTGACGGGTAGAATGTACACCGAGTTAAAGACCTTCAAAGACCCACCACAAGGCGAAGTGGTAATGTATTGCGATACAGCCGACACGGGGGCGGATTATCTTTGCGCTGTTGTAGCTGTTCTAAGCAATAACAGCCTTTATATTACCGATGTAGTGTACACACAAGAGCCGCAAGAAATAACCGAAAATTTAGTAGCTCAATTAATCTACCGCAACAAAGTAAACAGAGCAATAATAGAAAGTAACAACGGCGGGCGGAGCTTTGCTAGGACAGTGCAACGGATCTTAAAAGATGTGAATTACAACCGAACGCAAATAACTACCTTTCACCAAAGCCAAAACAAGAACACCCGTATTTTATCCAATTCAAGTACAGTAGTTTTAAATTGTTACTTTTGTGATAGTCTTAATGCTAAGTTTATGCTAGATTTACGTACCTATTCACGGGAAGGAAAGAACGCTCACGACGATTGCAGTGATTCCATAACAGGCTTAGTAGAGCACTTTATAAAAGATGACGATGGATTTTATTTCTAAATTAAGGCAAAAAGCCGCAAGTATAATTAGCCCAAGTATTAACCAAATGATGCAAAAGGCTATCTTTCAATGGTTAGGTAGTGACGTTGGTATCGTTTACCCTGACAACCAAACGAGCTACATAGACAACGGCTACAATAAAAACCTATTCGTTTATATGTGCGTTAATTACATTACGCGCAACGCTTCGGCTATTCCGTGGGTGCTAAAGAAAGAGCTAAAAGATGGCAGCTATCAAACAATAACAGAACACTCGCTTTATGACGTAATAGCAAGACCTAACGGGCTTTACTCGTGGCAAGAGTATAAACAGCAGTCACTCGGTTATTTGTTGCTAACGGGTAATGCAATGAGCTATACAGTTAAAACGGGGTTAAATGGTAACAAAGTAAAAGAAGTGTATTATTTGCCGAGCGATTACATAGAAATTACGGCTAGTGGCACATGGACAAATCCAATAAAAAACTATGCTTTTAGCCTTTACAATGGATTAAACTTTAAAAGCGAAGAAGTACTACATACTAAGCTACCAAATTACAATTGGGCTAATGGCGAAAGCCTATACGGTCAAAGCCCATTGAAAGCGGGTTTAAGTACCTTAGAGAAGTCTAACGCTACAATTGCAGCAATGAAATCGCAAGCGGCTAATCAAGGGGCTAAAGGTTTGTTGATGTTTGACAGCGCTAACGGTACTAGCACGATAACAGAGCCACAAATGAGATCTTTTGAAAACTCTGTAAAGCAGAAAATAAACAATAATGATAAGGTAGGTACTATTCAAGCTACTTCTAAGATGTTTAAATATCAGCAACTAGGGGCTGCTTCTAAAGACTTGCAATTGATAGAGAGCCACAATGTAAGCCGTCAAGACATTTGCGCTTTATTCGGCCTTGATTCGATGCTATTTAATGACCATCAAGCGAGTAGCTACAACAACATGAGTGAAGCAAAAAAGAGCGCTTATGTTGATGCAATATTGCCTTATGATAAGATGTTAATGGAAGATTGGAATAATAGCATAGTACGAGCTTACGACGAAAATTTGGCATTCCATCAAGACACTTCTAACATTGACGTTTTGCAAGCAGATAAAGCAAAGCAAGCCGATTGGTTAAGTAAAGCCTATTGGATAAGCACCCAAAGAAAGCAAGAGATAATGGGCGAAAAGGCCGACGAAACATTGCCTAAGTTCTTACTACCCACAAGCCTTGTGCCTTCGGATGAAATAGATATTAACAACGCTTTTAATGATTACGAGCAAAGCCAAGTTTAGCGGGCGACAATACAACCAACAAATGAAGTCCGACGAAGAAATTTGGCGGGCTAAGTTTTCGGGCTATTTCTCGCGTACTAAAAACAAGATATTAAAGGCTAATGAGAAATACGATCCTACCGAATTAATCTACCAACTACCCGAATTAATACCCGTTGAACATGTTTATAGCATCTATGACAGACTTTACAAACAGTTAGGATATAAGTACTACAGAACAACTAGAAAAGAGCTACTAAAGGCAGAGAATAAAGCCTTTGAAAACAAGGGAGAGTGGGAGCAAGCGATACAGCTTTATATTGATACAGAAGTAGCCACAAGGATAACGGGCGTTACCGAAGTGAGCCGAACTATAACCGAGAAAGCTATTCGAGATGCGGTGCAAGAAGGTTTAGAGAACGGCTACGGAATAGAGAAAACAAAGCGGTTAATTGCAAAGAGCGTTGATGCTAAATGGCTAGCTATGCGACGAAATAGAGCGCGAGTTATAGCAAGAACGGAAACGATAACAAGCCTTAACCATGCGAGCTATCAAGGGGCTTTAAGTACGGGCTTAGAAGTGCAAAAGGCTTGGTTATCATATAAGGATAGCAGAACTCGAGAAGATCACTACGAGATGAACAGCAACGATTACATACCTATTGATGCGGACTTTATTGTTGGCGGTCAACTTATGCAACATCCTGGCGATCCACGTGGAAGTGCGGCAAATGTCATCTCATGCAGATGTGGACTTATTTTTAAAACGCCCGATTTCATCTAACAAATACCTTAGTTCGTCGAAAATAATTTAACCTTATGTTTAGTAGGGTTAGTTTTGTGTGAAATGGAAAAGATATGAGTGATAACTACTATAATTCAAGTAAACAAGATTTAATTCTACAATTACGATTGAGAGATAAGCGAATAAAGGAGTTAGAGAGCGAGAGAAATTTCTACTACCATCAAGTAGATAGTGCCGATTCGTGTTTAATAAAAGCTCAAATAGAATTACTTAATTCAAGGCGTAACTTTAAGAAAATCCCTTCATGGATTCGCAGACTATTTAAAGCCGATTAGATGACCGAATGGCAACAATACGAAGTGTACATGGCCTATGTAATAATTCAGCTAACGCTAAAACATAATTTTCATTTTATAGACCTAACCAAAGATAACGCTTTAGATGGTTGGGGCAGTCCTGATAAGGTAGTTGGCGATTTAGCTTTTTTCTATTTATGGAAACATAAAGATCCGATGACTTTTGAAGAGTTTACAAATACGGGTAAACATGGAGAGAATATTTACACCTTTAATAGTAGATTTAAGATAGTATGAACAACATCCACCCAACAGCCATAATTTACGAAGGTGTAACATTAGGCGATAACGTAACCATCGGGCCATATTGTCTTATTGGAAGTCCACCTGAACATCGAAATACATACCCCGACAAAGGAAAAGGCGTGATAATTGGCGACAATGTAAAGATCACAGGCCATGTTACAATAGACAGCGGAATTGAGTTTGAAACTCGAATTTATAACGATGTGTTTATAATGAAGTTTTCTCACATAGGCCATGATGCTGTAATTGGCGAAGGTGTAACGATAAGCCCGCACGTTTGCGTTGGTGGTCATGCTAAGCTAGGAGAAAAAGTTAATATGGGCATGGGGTCGATAGTTCACCAAAGATGCAACGTGGCTCAAGGCTGTATGGTTGGCATGGGTGCGGTAATAACGAAGCGAACCGACACGAAGCCGTATTGTGTTTATGTAGGAAGCCCCGCAAGGTATTTAAGAGAGAATAAATGGCACAACGTATGAAAGTAGTTATTTGCACCGCTATGCACGGGCGGCAAGATACGGTAAGGTATTGCTACAACAAGATGAAACACTTGCCTATTGAGTTTCTTTATGGGTATTCTAAAGACGAAGACGGTGAGTTCTTGCAAGAGTTGTTAGATTCGGGCGCTATGTATAAGATCCCTAATAAGCCACTATGGGATAAGTTCCAAGCGGGTATAGGGTTGCTAAAACATCTTGATTTTGATGTTGCCATTATGTTAGGTAGCGACGATTACATAGATGAAAAGTTCTTAGATTATGTTTGCCGTCAAGCTCAACAATACGACTTTATAGGGTTCAAAGACATTTACTTTGAAAAGGGTGAAAAGACATATTATTGGTCAGGTTACACTAATCACCGCGAAGGTGAGCCGTGCGGTGCGGGTAAGGTGTACACTAAGTACGCTTTAGAACAACTTAATTGGAACTTATACACTAATAGCTTAGATAGGGGATTAGATGGTCACGTATGGCAACGAGTAAAGAAGTTTAAGCTACGTTGCAAGATAGCGAGTATTAAGCGCGAAGGTTTGAAGTTGGTAGATGTAAAAGACGGGAAAGGCTTAACTCCGCTCGGCGCTTTTACTACATTGGTCGAAGAAAAGGTTTAGTTCGTCGAAATATTTTTAGTGGGTTGGGTTGGTGTATTACTTTTACATCATCAAACAACGATTAAAAACAAAAAGATGACAACTTTAGAAGCAAGAAAACAAGAATTAAC